CTGCACCTGTAACACATTATGTTGCATTGTATACAGTAGCACCTGATGACACTGGTGGCGGTACTGAAGTAACAGGTGGAGCTTATGCAAGACAAACCTCTACTTTTACTGTCTCAGGCACATCCCCTACAACAGCGACAAACGCAGCAGCAGTTGAATACCCAACAGCTACAGCCGATTACGGAACTGTAGTTGCAGTAGGTATTTTAGATGCATTAACCAGTGGCAATTTACTTGCCTATGCAAACTTAGATACATCTAAGGTTGTGACAAGCGGTGATGTATTTAGATTTGATGCTGGTGATTTAGACATCACATTAGCTTAATACCATGGCCTCAGTAGGCTATGGCTCATATAACTACGGAATTGCCGCTTATGGCACTCCGCAGTATCAAGTTGCATCTGCAACAATAGCACAGACATCAAGTGCGTCTGCGATAGGCAGACAGCTTGATCGTGGTGTTGCAACCATTGCTCAGACATCTGGTATGTCTGCAATTGGTACTCAAGTAGATCGTGGCTCTGCAACCCTAGCACAAACCAGTGGCATGACCAGTGTGGGCCATAGAGTCCATCTTGGTTCAAGCACCATAGCACAAACCTCTGGCATGAGTGCTATAGGTAAACAAATCGATAGAGGTTCTGCAACCATTGCACAAACCTCATCTATGACAGGTGCGGGTCGATACACCATAGCAGCACACGCAACTGGTGCAGAGACATCAGACTTTACAGCTATTGGTAGACAGATCGACAGAGGTAAAGTAACAGGCGGTCTTCCTGGTCAAGAATTAAGTGGATTTTCAGCAAGTGGTGGTCTAAAATGGACTGTAATACAGAATCCTGATACTACATGGACTCAATTAACAAAAGAACAAGCGGCATAACAATATGGCAGATACATTTACAACGAATTTAAACTTAACAAAACCCGAAGTCGGTGCATCTACTGATACCTGGGGCGGAAAATTAAACACCGACCTCGATACTTTGGATGGTCTTTTTGCAGATGCAGGAAACGGAACAAGTGTGGGCCTCAATGTTGGCTCTGGTAAAACTTTAACAGTTGGTGGCACTTTAACTTCAACTGGATCAGCAAGTTTTACAACCATTGATGTTAATGGCGGTGCAATTGATGGCACACCGATTGGTGGATCTTCAGCATCAACTGGAGTCTTTACAGTGGCAACTGCATCAACTTCAGCAAAAATTACACAAGTTGCAATCACCTCAAGCTCTAATGCAGTGGCTTGGGATGCAGCAGCAGCAGCCAACGCCTATCATGCAACCACAGAAAATACGACTTTCTCAGCACCAACCAACAATACTGAGGGTGCAATTATTTCTGTAGAGATAGCTCAAGGTGCTACACCTTATACAGTGGCTTGGAACACAGTCTTTGAATTTGCAGCATCAACTGCACCAACTGTAACCGCATCAGCCAACAAGACTGACATCTTCAGCTTTAGATACAATGGTTCAGTTTGGCAAGAAATTGGTAGAGTTCAAAACCTAGCACAAACCTAATATGGAAACGCTACAGCGTACAGCAAACAGAGGAAGCATATCTACTGGGTATGATATTGCAAACTCTTGTAAGTTTGAAGATGATAATGATGAATGGCTTTATAGAGCAAATGTTTCAGGAACAAATACGAAAACTTGGACTGTAAGTTGGTGGTTTAAACAAACAGAACTTCGTTCCGTAATGGGTACAGCTACAAATCATTGGACGGGTGGGGCTTATGGTGAAGCAACAAGAGCAGGAGTAGATGAGTATGATAGATTGTGGGTAGATGTGGGTGGTGGCGATGGTAATCCTGGAAGTCGTTTTAGAAGCCTATCTACAGCAAGATTAAGAGATACCGCAGCTTGGTATCATGTTGTTATAGCTTGTGATAGTACACAAAGCACCGAAGCTGATAGATTAAAAGTTTGGTTAAATGGTGTAGAAGTAACAGTATGGGATCAACACCAAATTCCTACTCTAAATTTTGGAAGTGCTCTTGCAGGTTTTGCTGGAATACAAATGAAGTGGGGTTCAACCGATGCTACTTATGGCGGATATTCAGGCTATCTTGCAGAATGTAACTATCTTGATGGTGTAACAGCAACACAAAATGATTTTGGTGAGTTTGATGAGGATAGCGGTATTTGGAAACCAAAAGAATATACAGGTTCTTATGGCACGAATGGCACTTATTTAGACTTTACTAATGCTTCAGACTTAGGTGATGATAAAAGTGGTAATGGTAATGATTACACCCCAACAAACATCACATCCGCAGACCAAGCAACTGACACACCGACTAATAATTTTTGTACATTTAATCCTTTAATGACTCAAAATAACCCACCCACTATATCTGAAGGTGCTATGAAATCTACAGGTGGTGGTGGTACTTGGAATCAAACTTGGGGAAATATAGGCGTCAAAAATGGTAAATGGTATTATGAATTTAAGGTAGCTAATGCTTCTTCCACAGGATATTTTGGTGCATCAACTACACCAGCAGAAGGAAGTTCAACAACAGCAGCTTCTCTTATGTACAACACTAGCTTTATGGTTGGTGGTGCAGCAAGGATTGATTATTACTATTTTCAAAATGGCTCACTGACAGCAAATGAATCTACAGGTTGGGGAACTATTTCTACAAATGATGTAATAGGAATAGCTTTAGATTTAGATTCTGCTACTAAAACATTTACAGTTTATAAAAATGGTACTGCTCTAAGCGGAACTTTAAGCCAACCAGTTGCCTTGCCAACAAATATGCAAGATGAATTTATTTTTCCTTTGTATGTGCAATATGAAAATAGACAAGATGAAGCAAATTTTGGTGGTTACACAATCTCAACAATCTCCACCCCAGCAACAGACGAAAATGGCATGGGTGTATTTGAATACGCACCCCCATCAGGCTACTACGCCTTATGCACTAAAAACTTAGCGGAGTTTGGATAATATGGCTTATACAAATATAGACGACCCATCTGCATATTTTCAGACTAAGATTTGGACTGGTAATGCTCAAACGAATAGAACAATTACTAATGATGGTAATAGTGATTTACAGCCAGATATGCTTTGGGCAAAGTCAAGAAGCAGCGTTACACAGCACGTTATTTATGATTCTACTAGAGGAGCAGGAAAACCACTTCTTCCCAATGTAACCAACGCTGAAGGCACTGATGCTACTGGTTATAACTTAACAGGTTTTGCTACTGATGGATTTATTACAGGAGCAAATCAATTTAATCTTATATCAGGTGGTAATGAATATGCAGCTTGGCAATGGAAAGCCAATGGTGGTACGACCTCAAGCAATACGGATGGAACGATTACTTCTACAGTTCAAGCGAATACTGATGCAGGGTTTAGTATTGTTACTTATGGAGGAACAGCCAGCGCAAATACAGTCGGACACGGGCTAGCAGATACGCCTGATGTAATTATTTTTAAAAACAGAAGTGCTGCAAATATATGGGCAGTTTATCATCAAAGTTTAGGTAATAATCTAAAACTTGTATTAAATGCATCTGATGCACAAGATGCGGATGGTGCTTTTATGAATGGAACTTTACCAACTAGCTCAGTATTTTCAGTAGGGGCTTCAGTTAATACCAATGGCTCAGGATCTAATTATGTAGCCTACTGCTTTGCTTCTAAACAAGGCTACAGCAAGTTTGGCAGTTATATCGGTAATGGAAATGCAGATGGTACTTTTGTCTATACAGGCTTCAAACCTGCTTGGGTTATGACAAAAGAAACTGGTGCATCAGGTGCTTGGGTTATGTATGACAACAAACGAAGCACGACTGCTAATCCACAAGATAAATATTTTTCAGCAAACACCGCAGATGCAGAAGCAACTTTTACACAATACGATTTTCTTTCTAATGGTTTTAAATTTAGAACTTCAGGCTCAGAAAACAGTAATGGCAATACGCATATCTACATGGCATTTGCAGAAAATCCATTCGTAACATCAACAGGTATACCAACAACAGCAAGATAATATATAATAGGAATTAATATGTGGGCATTAGTAGAAAACAATCAAGTAAGTAAGGTTTACACCAGACCTAAAGCAATAACCATTGGGGATGTGTCTTATCCACAAAATATCTTTATGCTTTGGTCAAGTGAAGAACTTGAAGCAATAGGTATTTATTCAGTAGTTGTAGATAACAGCAACTTTAAAAATCCATCTTATTACATCAACACCAATCAATCTTTTGACTTTGCTAACGATGTGGTAACTGCATCTTATGGTACAGCTACACCTAAGCAATTAGATGATTCAAATTATACATCTCAAGATGAGGAAGATGATTTAATACCAGAAGGAAAGTCGGTTGGTGATTTAAAAACTCATGGTCTTAAATGGAATCACAATCAAGTGATTATCAATCAAGCCTATGGTTTATTACAGCCTAATGATTGGTATGTGGTCAGAGAACAGGAAGCTGGTACAGCCATTCCTGCTGATTGGTCTACTTTTAGAACTGATGTCAGAAGCACAGCAGCAGATATGCAAAGCAAAATTGATGCTTGTACCACAGTTGATGAGTTAGCAGCCTTGTATGAATACAATGATGCTGAACCACCTGTTAGACCATTAGGAGAATGGCCAACACCTCCATCTAGTTAATGACTAATAAAGCGAGGTCTTATACAATAAGGCTATGGCATTATTTCCAATAACACCCCCCGCAGGAATCGTAACCAATGGCACAGACTACGCCAATAAAGGGCGTTGGGTCGATGGTGATTTGGTGCGTTTTGAAAACGGATATCTAAAACCTATAGGCGGGTGGGAAAAACTTAAAGCAACAGCATTAGACGGAGCTATCATAGGTTTATATGGTTATAAAGATAATGCTGGTAACAATGTTTTAGGAGTTGGTACAAGAGAAAAAGTTTATGTCTTGTATGACAATACTTGGACAGATATTACACCAGTAGGCTTTATTAATGATGCAAGTGATGACCCATTAGGCTTTGGTGCATATCATTATGGCGAAGAAGACTATGGTGATGCCAGAAGTCAATCAGGTTTAATCTTACAAGCTGGTTATTTTTCTTTTGACAACTGGGGTGAAGATCTAATCTTTACTTTTTCTAAAGATGGCAAGATTTATAAATGGCAACCAGACTCTTCAGGTGGCTCACCTGATACCATTGCAACCGCAGTAACCAACGCACCCACAGGCAACTTATCAACCTTAGTCACCAATGAAAGACATTTAGTGGCTATAGGCTCGTCAGATGACCCTAGGAATGTTGCTTGGTCAAATAGGGAAGATCGAAACAACTGGACATCGAAAGCCACAAACACAGCAGGAGACTTGCAAATACCTACAGGCGGAAGAGCTTTGTTTGGTGTTAAATATAGATCTGATGTGATTATTTTTAGTGATACTGGTATTAACAGAATGTTTTATGCTGGATCACCCTTTGTTTATGGTATAGCCGATGCAGGAACTAACTGTAAATCAATCAGTTCCAGAACAGTTGTATCTACAGGTAACTTCCTAGCATGGATGGGTGAAAACGCTTTTTATGTTTATGATGGTAGTGTTAGAGAATTACCTTGCGAAGTGCATGATTATGTCTTTGATAATATCAATGTAGCAGGTAGAGCAGCGTCTTGGGGCGGACATAACTCTAACTTTAATGAAATATGGTGGGGATTCCCAAGCGGTGATTCACAATACAATTCTAATAAATATGTTATTTGGAATTACAACAGCAATGTATGGTCTATTGGCTCTATGGACAGAGGCTTTTGGATTGACCAAGGTGCATTTACTTATCCGATAGCTGGTGATTCTCAAGGCTTTGTTTATGAGCATGAATCAACCACATTAGATAACTCACCTAATCTAAACTCACAAGTACCATTTTGTGAGACAGGGCCTATACAAATAGGCAATGGTGATAACTATGTGCAATGCAATCAAATTATCCCAGATGAAGAAGCTAATTCTTTGCCTGGTGTTACCATTAGTTTCAAAGGTAAATTTACTCCATTAGGGCCAACAACGGACTTTGGATCATTTACTTTTGAAAGTGATGGCTATACTGATGCTAGGTTTACAGCAAGACAAGTACAAATGACAGTCACAGGTAGTACCACACAAGATTTCCAAGTAGGTAATATACGCTTAGATGTAAGACCAAGAGGTAAAAGATAATGGATTTATCCTCACAAAGACAGTACATACAAAGGGCGGAGAATGTTCACATGAACATTACTTTGGCTAACACTGATTACACTGTTTATACATCACCTTCTGGTGATGATTTTACTTTTTCTATTATTCAATCATTTTTAGTATGTGAGCATCAAGGTCAACAAACCCAAATAGATGTAACTAATACGCATGATACAGATACTTTTAATTTATTTAGTGGCAAAGTTATTAGTGCTAACAGCACTACAGAGCTATTAGAAAGACCTATTATTATTCATCAAGGTGAAATTATTAAAGTACAAGGCAATCATGCTGGTAATTTAGATATACACATGAGTATCGTTGAGTATGGAAAAGGCGATTAATAAAGTCACGCCAATTAAAAAAGAACCC